TTTCGTTTCTGAATTGTCACGTTATCCTCTAGGTCAAAGCATTAGCATTGGTTTCTTTGGGGTACTTCGGCCAGCAGAGAGCAGTTACACCAATAAAGACATCGGCTGAACCTGAGTCTGTGCAAACTAAACCGACATAAGGCTTATCGTCGGTAGTCATATCCTGTGAGTTGACATCAATTATCAGCGTCATATCCTCGTGAGTTCCGTTGAGCGTAGTGAAACCGCCAACTGCGAGAGTAGTCACATCGCCCATTGTGTCAGTCCCCGCAGCAGCAGTCAGTCGATACCTGCCGGCAATAGCGGTAACAGTAGAGCCAGCAGTAACAGCAGACTGATTAAGTGTGATAACAAAAGAGTCACCAGCAATAGCCCCCAAACTAACGATAAACTCTACCTTCTCGTATTCCTTCATATTGATAAAGCCAGGGGTGAAGGTGGCTGACGCCTGATAAGGTGCGGTCAGTGGTACGATATGTATATCCTGTGCAAGATTCATTTTACCCATTGTATTTTATCTCCTTATTTTAGTTTAGTGATGGGCGGGAATCTCACCCGCCCAGTTTATTCTTAGGTACGGGTTGAAGAAAGCACCACAAAGGGCGACTGGTAAGAAGTGCTGCCTTTGTATGGAGTCAGGTAGGTATCCCACATTGGCTGACCGTCACAACGATAAATGAACCTAAAAGCAGTCTGGTCAGTCTGGAAGTTGACATGAATACTAGAGGCTGAATTAACTCCACCCTTGTCAATTATAACGTACTGGGAAAGGTCAGCGAGGATTATGTCTCCAGCAGTACCAAGAGTAGCCGCCTGCTCGCAAGGAATCATAGGGCGACCTTTAAGAGTGGCGTAAGGTGCGCCTGAGATTCCACCAGGAGGCATATAAACTAACGCTCCACCAGTAGCACCCAGCCCGTAGTTCATTTGGTCAAGTTCAGCTTCAATGTTCTGATTATACAACCAGACATAGTTCATTGAGTTGGGGCCGAATCTGCTCATCCACATCTTAGTTATGTTCTGAGCTACGATAGTAGAAGCGCCCTGCCCCGTCTCTGCTGTTACCGTATGCAGACAAGGGGCGTTGAGGATACCGAGTGGTTTACCAGCACCATCACCATTTATGATAGCGTCAGCAATTTTGAAGTCAAACTCTGAGGCAAACGCCCTGCCAATCCATGCTTCCAAAGCTGGGGCATCATCTAAGAGTTCATCTGTACAGGTCGTGTAGCCAATAAGTTTCTTCAACTCAAGCGCAACCTGTTTGAAGGAAGGATTGGATTCAGTTTTGCTTACGCCTTCTCCTGCCCAGTAAGCCCGAATACCACCAGAGCGTGAACCGTCAGCCCTTGAGGAATCTGATACTGCCGGAATCTTCATTGCGTTGGCATTTCCGCTAACTGGCATCCTGAATACACGGCTTATAATACCGCTGGAATTAAAGGTCTTCTCTAATAGGGCGGTAGCAAAGTCGGTTTGAACAAGGAATCCACCGTCAGCAGGGATACCCTCGGATGTGCCAACAATAGCCTTTGAGTTTAGCCTTTCGTCCACAGTGCGTCCGCTAGAAATAGATGCAGTCTTTACAGCCATAAGCTGCTCGCCAAGACTTGAGAAGGGCTGGTCACCTGCGTCTTTTACAACCTTAATTTCTGGTTCCTCAGCAGGTACTTTTCTCTCAATTTCCTTGCTTGCCTTGTATTCCTCTACAGCCCTAGTAGCCGCTTCAGCGGTCATTTCGGCAATCTTCTCATCTGTAAGTTCCATATTATTTTATCTCCTTTATTACGTTCTTGACTGTTTGTGAGATGATAAGTTTTAACCTCTCATCGTTTGCAGTATTATCTACTGCAACTGGGGTAATATTTTCTATCTCAACAGGTATGTCGTTACCTGATACACGCTCTATCTCCATAACCAACGTCTCCGCAGCCTTCTTCGCTTCCTCATTTAATCCCTCCGTATTAATTAAATTTATTAAGTAATCTATCTCATCTATAATTTCTGATTGGCTTACCTCATGGGCTGTTTTCTTTTCATGTTCTTTAACCCACGATTTAGCTTTAGCCATAGTCCAGTCGTGGTCTTTCCTAAATAGATAAGTCCTAACTTGCTTCTCTTCACCACAGTATAAAGCCGAGATTCCTTCTTTCTTTGAAATATCTATCGTGGCTGTTACCTCACAAGACCTAACTGGGATACGAATAAAGTCGTCTGTTTCTTCAGGCTTAGTTACAATATCTTCAGCTTCTTTCCCTGTGCCTGGTCTCTCCGCTCGCCTCATCTCACCACCACATTCAGGGCATTTGATATCCTGACAGTGTTTCTCCGACTTTAATTTATGCCCACATTCTATACATTCACAGTTATATTCAGCCTTAACTTCTTTTTCCGCATCATCACACAGCTTGCATATAACGGGGTCAGTTGATTTAGACCTTATGGATTGTATCGCATCCCTGTTTGACGGGACTACAACGTGAGATATTTCCAATAGTTCCTGTTCGGTATAAGTTCTGCGAGGCTCTTTCTCGCCATCCCCATCTGTCCATTTAATCGGCATGAACCCCACAGAGTAAGCAGCCACACCCTTAGACGCTAGTTTAAAAGCCCAGTCCGCTTCTTCATTACCTTCATTAATGTAATATTTCGGCTTGGCAAATAACCCATCTGCGTTTACTCTGATGGTAGTAAATTCACCTATTTGTTTTCTTAAATCGTGGTAATCATGGGATGATAAAAGTACGGGGCGTTTCTTAAATGCAGGTAAGGATTTCTTCCACCCCATAGGGTCAATAGATTCCCTGTCCCTGTCTACTGATGCAGTAGACATGGGAATGAGCATATCTACTTCCCCTGTTTCTTCATTAACTGATTTGACGTCAATTCTAAACGTCTTATAAATCATTTCCATAATTACCTCCGGTTATCCCTTGAGTAGGTTTATAATATTCTGGCGATTAGATTCCACAGCAGGCATTAACCATGAATAAGGGGGATGATGAACAGTACCTAACTCAAGATACTTACCAACTTTATCCACAGGAGTCCCATTACTTTCACCCTTACCTTGTGGAATTCCAATCTCTGCTGTGATTTTATTACCCCCAACAACTGTTTGAGATATTACTGAAGATGATACTTGCCCTGTTTTACGCCAGGGGCTTTTAGCTTGATTCTCTTTTATGTTCTTACTCGCTCTTGACTGGACTAACACCCCAACTTCATTCATTGCCTGTTCAAGATTAGCAGTTAGTTTAGCTTCTATCTGGTCACGATATGATTTAACTACTACGGTTGATTCATTCATTCAATATACCCCATGATTTGGCAACGACAATTTGGATGAACGGGAACCATCCCGTGTGTTTCGCTAGTTGGATAGATACCAGCATAAGGTAAGCATTGCTCACAAGCCCCTGGTGAGCAATAAAACTCTGCTTTTTTAATGTTCATAGATTCCAGCCTACGTATAGCACCCTCATTATTAGCAGCTATAGTTTCTGTTCGTGCCACCATAGCTGCCCTTGCCTTTACATTACCAGTAAAATATCCCTCAATGCGTTTAGAAAGTTGAGTGATAGTTTCATTAGCAGCCCTACCATCCGCCAGTTCAGCCATTAATGCTTCTAGCGTAGTCTTATTAATAGACTTGGCTAGTAATAGACTACGTTCTGCTATCCATGTTCTTGCTGCTTCGTCTAATAAATCTGGCATTAAAATAAATCTCCCAAAGGACTTGACAAATTAGAATAAGTAGTTTATAATTAAGGTATGGAATTGACAGAAGTTCAAATCAGGGCATTGCATAAGTTAACCTTTCAACCACAAACTCTTTATGAATTACAGGAAAGGAAAAGGACACTAGATATATTAGTTCGCTCAGGTTACGCAATTAAGGGTGATAGTGAAATATCTAATTCTTTTATAACATATAAATATAATATTAATAAGGCTTTAGAGGGACATAATATTATATATTTCTAACTTAAAGATTGTGCAACGGGTTGCAATATGTTAAGGAGTAGAGAAGATGCAAAAGATACAACGCACTAAAGGAGAGACTAGAACCCATTTATATGATTATTCTTTAGGTTATCCAATCCGTGTTTGCAATTGGAGTATGCCTGAATATGATTTTATAGATAACGACAATGCTCCATTATGTAAAAATTGTTTAGCATATCAACAAGGTAAAAGTAAAATTTGTTTTGCTCCTAAACTGCACTCTCAAACCCACTCTGATAAACCAACTCAATAGCTGGCTGGAATTTTAGGGCGGTCTTGTCATCATCTAATTGAACTGGTAAATGTCCAGTCCTTTCAAGTTCACTTATAACATAATCCTTCTGGTCATTAAAGACAGACTCAAATACTCTATTAAACATTTCCTCTTGACGCTCTGTAGACTTGGCGTAAGCCTCCCAGTGTAAACGCTTCTGCTCTTCGGATAGACCTTTTGTGCTATGAATATCGCCTCTAAGCATATTATCATCGCATAAAGGGTTATCGCATAAGAGATTATCATTATACGTTATATCAGAAGCGCCAGACTTCCCATCAGGTGGAATGTTCTGCACGTTTGATGTTACTTTACCACTAGTAGGAGTCGGTATAAGGTTCAAAGGCACTAATAACATATCACCATTGGGAAGCGGGTCATATCCCTGCATTGTCCGAGCTTCATTGATTGTTAAATAACCAGCCCTCATACCTGATTCTGCTGATAAGACTTTCTGCTCTGCCGTCTCAGGTACGACTTCCTTGAATCCTAAAGTAAGATTATCCGACTTTCTGAATTTCCCTATTAACTGCTCTTGGAGTTTGGCTTTCTTCCACTCTAGTCTAGGCTTGACTAGCCATCTAGCGAATTGATAGTCTCCTGCTTCTGCGTTGGCCTTGTTGACATTCTCTGATATACCCATGACTGATTGGGGCATACCCCAGACACCTAGAATAACATCCCTGTTCTTTTGTTTAAGGTTAGGGAAGTCCATATCCTTAATTGTGTTCTGGATTTGAAGATACTTGCCACCACCCTCTAATAGGGCAACCTGATGAGCCTTAGAAACCCCCTTATATTTCTCAGACCACTGTTTCTTTAGCTTGTCAAACTGCTCATCTGAAAGATTATAGTCAAACTGTATAACCCCATCCGGCCTAGCGGAGTTGTAGAAGAATTGATTAACCCATTTATCTGCGTTCTGCTCTGCATCCAGGTTA